CCACATGTATCAAAGATCTGCGGATTTGTTCTTAGGTGTTCCATTTAATATTGCCAGCTATGCACTATTCACACATATGATTGCACAAGTTTGTAATTTAGAAGTTGGAGATTTAATTATTAGTTTTGGTGATGCTCATATATATCACAACCATTTTGATCAGGTTAAAGAGCAACTAGGTCGAAGTCTATTACCATTACCAACATTATATCTAAATCCATCAATAACTGTTATTGCCGATTTTGAAATGGAAGATATTGAATTAGTAGATTACCAACATCACGATGCTATTTCAGCACCAATGGCAATTTAAACTACCAATACTTCAATAATCCCAAAGCCCTCAGAGTGTTCTTCTAGGGCTTTTCCTATTATTGCTCCGCCAAAAACATGACTTGCGGCAATTCCGTATCCAGGTGTGCTACTTGTAACAATCAAGTCACCTTTCTTAATATATCCCTGAACTTTGCAAGGAACTCGGCCTCTTAAGGCAATAGCTGGGTGAGATTCGTCTGTTCCAGCATCTTTATTCATTAAATAAGCAGGATTTTTACTTACTATACCCGCCACTCTTGTATCTGCAAATTGTGATGTAACAGTAACTTCTTTATCGCCACCAATAATCAATACAGTTCCCTCGTCATAAACAGCATCTGCTTCATAACGTTCTGCTAGATCTGCGTAATAGGCAGCAGTGGCTGTAGCATTCAAAACTCCATTATTAGTATAATAAAAAGAAGATGATGTTACAAGCCCTACACGGCCTGTTGTTGTGTTTGATAAAGGTATATAAAAATTATTATTTGATAAATTAGATCTGGTTACTGAAACATTTCTAGCATTGACAGCATCGGCCGCAGTTCCCCAAAGTAAATATCCAGTATCAGTGGATATTGAAGATACTCCCGTGATTGGATCAGCATTAGGTAACGTAATACCTTGTTTAATATAAGTGAAAGTGTTTAATGTGTTACCATCAATCAAATTAGTATTTTTTGGTGTATAAGAACTATATGATAATACTGTTACTGGTAATGTACCAACAACCCCAGTAATAGATGGCAATAGATAATCATTAGGGGCAGACAATGTTCTACCGTAAAGCCATGAACTAAACTGACTACCATTAGCAGGGCCAATGTTAACAAATGACTCTGATGATGCTTGATAGCCATACAATACTCCATCATCCCAAAACATGTCACCATCTACTGGATTATCTATTGTGTTCTTAGACCCAACTGTTATACTACCAAGTCCTTTAAAATTTGTGCCATCATAACTAACATATAGTTGGCGTGTAGTGCTATTGAACCACAGTTGCCCTTGAAGAGGATTTGATAATACCGAGTTTAATGGAACATTGCTTGCCCCCGGTGAAGAGAAATTTTCTAATAATTTTATAAAATTTTCTTCTAAAGGTTCTCCGTAACCAGAAAAGTTTCTTCCAAGAAAAGTAAGACTAGTGGTATTATCAACAGTACCATCTTTGACTGTAACTAAAGTACTACCAGTTGTTAGGCTTAATATATAAGGCATGATTAATAAGAAGTTAGTTGTATTTTTTTCCAAGAATTATTAGCTACACAAACAAATAAAGAATTTGTACTAGCTGCCAATTGTCCAGGAACCCCGGTAGAGTTAGCTGCAAAATTGTCGTTAACAGTGTTTACAACAAGCCCGCCTGTAGCTTGAACATACCCAATAATATTCAATCCTTGTAATATGGAATAAGCAGCACTATTGGCTAAAGGAAAAGTGTAGCTACTATCGTTGGTGCTGGCAATAAAACTTGAATTACTTAATGCTCCAACAACATTTCCATTATTTTTAAGTAATATTACTTGTTGAGTAACACCAGTTGGTGCAGTATTATCTAATACTGGATCATTTGGAACTATCCAACCCGACGGGGTCAATCTTGGATAAGTTGTTATTGTTAGGTAATCGTCAAATGTATATAAATTAAGTGTTTTATTAGTAATGTCATACCAAAAGTCGCCAACTGCTACTGATCCAGGCTGTGAACGACTAATCACTGCACCTGCAGTATTTTTCCATCCACCATTTGAGTTGTATGCTGGATCCCAAATATTTAGTTTTTGATTAGTAACATCATACCACAATTCGCCAACTAAAGGGTTTATTGGTTTAGAGTGATTAGGACTGGCTGAGTTAGTTAATAATGTAATTAAATTTTGATTTTGATAAATCCCATACCCTCGATAATCTTTACCTACAAAAGTCACACTTCTTGATGTGTCAACGGTATTATCTGCTATTAATAACAGCGGACTTCCATCTTTAAATGTTATTGAATATGCCACTTATTTCACCCCCGCTGTCAAACTTTGTACTCGAATTGTATAATCAATTTGTAAAAGACGATTCAATGATTTTTGAACTGGATGAAAAATCACATGAGTTAAAAATTGTCCAGACCCAGGACCAGTTAAACCGTATGCTTTAATACCAATTTCATCAAAAACGTATGTGCCATCGCTATTTACAGAATTATCAAATGCTTGTTGTCCGGATGGTTCACCAAAGTCTAAAAGACAACTAATAAGAATATCACTGTAAAATGCACCTGGTAAATGTCTGTACTGTATAAAATTTCTAGCAGGATCTACGTTAGAGCTAAATGGCGACATAACCGTTCCGCCATCAGACTTATACAATGTTTGATTAGCATCAACTACTTTATAAAGTGTTTGATTATAAAGTCCGGCCGTAGTACCTATCACATTTGGTGTAAGGTATGTTATAATTCCAGTAGCATCAACTCTAGATCCACCATTACCAAAAGCCATACCTTCAATCATACCAATACCCTGATTTGCTAGGCTTTGGGCCATAGCTACGCTAAAATTTTCATAATTAATAGCATTAGGTTGGTCCCTGTAAACCTCATTGGTTTCAGGGTCATATATTTTAACATGTCCTCGAACTGATATTGGACAAAATTCGTTGGGTTTTTCTAGATCACTGTTAGTCATATTTAATCTTCCATAGTAATATTTATGTTATACTCCGCCTTGTGGTTTAGCTATAGAACTTGCCGACCCATAGAAATAATGCGTGGGTAATACTGCATTCCCTAATTTTAAGAATTTGGTAATAGTTCCAGTACTGTCTAATAAAGATGTAGTAGAATTAATTGATTTGACATCATTCCAGGATGGTCCTACTTGTTTCATCACTACAACTAATTGTGTCCCAGTTTGTATTTTAACAGTTTGCGTATTTAAAATAATCTGCTGTGTTCCGGTATTTATTGTAAAATCAGGCTTGTATCTCTTTAATCCTGAATAAACAAATGATGGCACTGATTGTAAATTATATTGATTTTCAGTACATACCCATACTTCATCAGTATCTTCACAGATATAAGAATCGCCTAAATATATTGTTGCCGATGATAAAAATGAAGCTGAAGGAACTGTACCTTTAATTTGATCTAACAATATACCATCATACATTATTGTAGTATCGTGGTGAAAACTTTGATTTTTACGTAATAACTGCCCACCATAATATATTTCAAGCTGATCTTTGGCATGTATACTAGCCGTTGACACAGAATAAGTTCTTCCTAAATATGTTTGTATACCAGTATATGGATCAACTGGCAATGAAGACTTAGTAGTCATCAAAGTAATGCCATCACATCGCACTGTACTTGATGTAATTGGATTTACCCAAGTAGTTATTGTGGTTGTATTAATTATATACGTATTTTCCAAATTGGCACTAGTATATGTATTTTGAATTAAAATTTTATCTGTGTAGGGTGTTCCTGGAGATATTTCTATTATTTGTTCAGTACCTTGATCAATAACTACAGTACCCGCATCCAAATTCGTTAATGGACTTGTTCCACCAGTTCCTCTTCGTAGTTGACTTAAAACATTATCAACATTTTTAAAAAATTCAATACGTTCGCCTGCAACCAGTATAACTCCTGGAATATTTTTTTCTGAATTTGGAGCACTTAACATACTTCCGTCAGCTACATAAATTTCAGTATCAAAAGCTGATAACGGTTGAGTTAAGTATGTAGAATCAACACTAGATATTCTAGTAAAATTAGTTTTACCTAAGAAATCTTTGGTAATCCTATAACCCATATTTTTTCCTGATTTACCTGGATCAGCAAAACTCATTATAAAAACTGAATCGTTATTTGTTAGGAAAAACTCACTACTAATCAATACTGTTAAATGATCTTCCAACAACTGATAATCAACATTATTAATCAATGATAATAACCCCGTAGCTGTTGAATTTATTTCAACCCACAAATAATTTGAATTTAATACTGGATAACTTAATTTATAGGTCCTATTATCAGGATTTCCTACAAATCTTTGAGTTACAATTCCCAATGAATCTTGTATTGTAAACGTGGTTATTTTTATTGAAGAATTTGTAGATGTACTATAATTTGGAGTTAATAATATTGCTTCATTATTGGTATCCAACACAAAATCATAATCATAAATTACAGATCCATCATTAATTGACTGAGAATTAGAAATATCGTTATAATAGAAAGTTTCTATGATAAGTTGACTACCAATTATTGGAGGATATCCCACCAGTGCCGGACGTGTAGTTAAAATTACAGCATTATTAGATACATAAAAATCTTGAGAAACTCCAAAATTCAATTTATGTCCATCTAAGTATACTTTCATATTTTTTGATTGGAGATCATCAAATACAAAAGATGAGGTAGATGCCACTATTGGATAACTAGCTAATGTTACATCAGTGGTTGTTACAGTATAGTACACTGCATATGGCGGACGAAGTCTAACAGGTAATCCAGCGTCAGGTATCAACTCCACAACTACTTGGGAATTTGGACTATTTAAAATTTTGGGAAAATTGGTTATGGCTATGCTTGAAGCAAACCCATTTTCGTCATTAACAAATATTGGTTCATCATCAATTCGTATAATTTGTTCTTGTATTTGATTAAATTTTGGCGAATAAGAATCAAAAAACCAAGATTGAATGTAATGAGTACCAGAAGATAAATTATATATATCCACAGCAGCCCGCGTGTCTCGACTACTCACTGTGTTTATATAATAAAATAAATCGTTGATAGAATTTGTAGCAGTCAAACGTGTTATTGGGGCTCCATCAACAGTGACATACGAACTCTTTAACTGTCTATAATTAATCATGCTGGTCAGTCTAGTGCTGGTTGACGTGCTTGCTACATTCACCGATAACGATTCAAACCCTATAATTCCTAGACCAGTTAGTGTTGCATCACCAACACCTATTATTGTATATGCTAGTATACCAACCTTATCTTGATTAGGAATTAATAATTTGTTATTAGTCCAATCAATACTAAATTGTGTTGATGTTGTCCAAGTTTTTTCTAAACTTTGATATTCAAATAGTTTATTATTAAAAGTCACAATTATACTTGCAGTAGTTGGAGGCATTACTGATAATGTAAGTAAGTTGTCTAAATTGGACGGAGATATATTAACACTACCATTAAAAATTGTAGGAGTTTGATAAGGAGATTTGGTAAAAACATCTATCCCTAATGAATCAGCTGAAAATCCTGGAACTTGTTCATCAGGTGCCTGATTTGCTTCGGGAGATAAAAAGTTAAATGATCCATCAATAACTAAATCTGAAGGGTTAATACCCAATGCATTTATCAAACCTCCATAATTCCAAGAAGGATAATAAGAATCACTTGGATTAATTATGCTATCAGCGATCATTCCAGAATTAATGTTTGAAAATCCTTTACCTTCATATTGCCCGCCAATAATTTTTCTAGGATCTGATACCCCGGACATCAATAAAGATATGTCATTAGTGATCATTCCGTCAGTTGGTGAATAAAAATTCTTTACACGTTCCGCCGCAGTTAGTAACTCTATATTTTTTTCATAAGTCACTGATAATGAATAATTTTCAATATCATTCAACCCAATTAATTGAATTTTATCTAAAAATATTTTCAAATAACTATATTTTTTAGTATATCCGCCAAATTGTTCATTACTATAAATTAGTGTATATGCAGATTCAAATAATTCATAACCATTCAGTGTTACATAAATTTTAGATTTATTAGGCTGGGCTAACCAGCTTAATTGAAAAATTGATTTATCTTTAGTTCCAATAAAATTATCATTAACTGTTAAATTTCCAATTTGATCAATTGAATCAACCCTATCAAACAATATTGTGTTAGTTATTTCTCTTAATGGCACCGTAGTTAATTTTAAATTAGAACGATAACTAGCTGTAGTAATTTGTCCAGTTGTAGTATTAAATGCTCCTGGGAAAGTGAAATAACTTGAAGGTATGATTGACGGAACAAATTTTTGTGTGGTTTGATCATACACAAATGGCTCATCAAAATCAATCACTCGTGTCATTGAATCATCAAAATTTTCAAAATTTGCAGTAAATCTTCGTATCTGAGTATGGTAAGGTTTAACTTCGTTAATAAAATTTTCATAATACGCACTATCTTGTAATTTATAAACAGATGTTTGAGTTAAAGTACCAGCATATTTTACTATATCAACTAACGATGTTTTAAAAGCCCAATCTATAAATGTTTGTTCTGATAATGCGTATTTGACTCCTATGAAGAATAACGAATTCCACATGTCTGACAAATCGTTAATAAACAAATCATTTTTTAACGCAGACAAAATATAAGATATTTCAATATTTGGAGTTTGATCAAATAAAGGTTGATTAAACGCATAATCATTATCCCAACCAAATGACAAATTCCATAAAGAATCTTTAAATTGAATTGTGCCATTTTCTGAATATACAACGTCAAATTTATCACCAAAATTTCCAATAGATCCGATAGGAACCATTGTAACAATAATATAATTACCATCTCCCCTATTATTAATTTTTACATATTGACCAGGAATTAAATTTAATTTTGATAACTCGTATGGGTCATCAATAACATATAAAATAGGTGTATATTTGTTGTATTTGGCACTAATCCAATCAACATATTCCCAGTATAGTGTTGTATTATATGCCTGTGTTCTAACCCTATTCCATTTTGAATTCTCATATTGATATACTGTCCAACCGCCATTAACATAACTATCTGAAATAACAGATGCTTTATTAACTATTGAAGTATCAACTATTGACAACTCTGAAATATCTTCAATAACCACCCACGATGACGTAGTTGGTTGAGGTAGTTCTTCTTGGGTATTTAAATTTCCAAAACTATAATTTCCAGTGATTTGATAATTAATTAATACATTATTAGCAAACCCAATAACGTTGCGTAACGCAGTCAATCTATCTTCAAATAATGTTTGTTGGGGTCTTATTCCCAAACCATATTTTAATCTTTTAGATAAACTTGGGTCAGGTACAAGATTTCCCAATTCGTCATTACCAATAAGACTATCAATAAATTTCTTTTCAAGTAACTTTGGTATAGGGCTATCTTTTGAATTTTCAATAATTAATTGCCATTCAACATGTTTTACAGTTTTATTATTAGTATTATCAATTGTAAAATTTAAACTAATTTCATCTGATCGAAGTTTTGTAGAAAAATTAGATAATATTAAAGAACTAGATGAAATAAATGACGAATATTGTATTCCTGCCTGTGTGGGATTAGCAATGTACGAGGATATAGCAAATGCACTTAGTTTTCTATTATTAACATTAGGCACAATAACTTTATTTTTTACCCAGTAAAAATATACATTACTAAAATTTCCAGTAACATTATCATATACTTGTTTAACGGATAACACACTATTATTAACATATTTAGGTTGCCCACTAATTCCATTGGCTAATCCTGTTGGAGTATCTGCTTGTACACTCCATTCACTTGGCAATAATGAGGAACCTACCCATTCGTAAACATCAATGCTTGCCCCTGGAAATAATTTACCCCAGTTATTTTTTCGATATTCTAATTCGCCCTGTTCGTACCAAATAAATTTTGCATTGCTTAGATCCCACCATAACTGCCCTACTTGTTGATCTATCCAATTTAAATTAGTATCAACATTTACCCCGTCAAACCCTAAACTATAAATTGCAGGATCACTGGCTGTTTTATAAGTTATTTCTTTTTCAGCAACTCCTAAAATTTTTCCCTTAAGCGGGTCAACATAATCATAATAACTAATAATGCTGTCTGAATTTGTATCAATTAATCTTATTTGTTTTAATGATTCGGGTAATAGTAATTCGTCCTGTACCCGAAATCTTTCCCACCCGTCAACCTGCGTATTAATTTTAGAAAATATATATAAACTACCTGTACTTTGATTTATAGTAGATGGAGCACCTACAAAAATCAAATCATCATCAATTATCACTGAATTTCCAAAATTAGTTGATGTAGTTATTGATTCCTCTAGTTCATTGACCTCTTGACTATATACAAATCTTGAATTTTTACGATTATAAAGATATGTAGTCCCTGAAAAATCTTCAGATTCAGTGAATATAGTTGTATCATAATCAAATGTAGTAATAGTATCAAATGTAGTAATAACAGTAGTGTTGGTACCCAATGCAGATACCACCAACCCATTTGACATGGTATTAATACTAATAGCCATACCAAAGTACATTTTACCATCGGGAACAATATTAGTTAAAATTTGAGTTAGCGTGTAAAAATTATTTGTCCAAGTGTTACTGTAAATTGCCACAGCACCAAAACTATTATTTGAATTTGGCGTGGATGGTGCAGAAATAGCCAAATATGATGCATCAAAACTCATAGCCATAGCTAGACCAAAATGACCATTCTCCCCAAAAGGACTAGATATAGTCTGTTTAGAACCGTTGCCAAATATTACAGTGACTGTGCCGGTATTTTTATAACCATTATACGGAGCACTGATAGCTAGACAATTTGAATTATCTGACCCAACAATTGAATATCCCCATTGTGCATCTGAACTTAATGACGCAGATGATGTTACTGTTGAGTATTGACTGATCTGTACTGTGGAACTTGAATTTGTTGCAGTTACAATGTAGGAATATACTTTGTTAATTATTGGTGCTCCCACCAATACTAATTTTGTAGTTGTATTTCTTTGAACAAAAATACTAGCACCATAAGTACCAGTAGATGATGCATTTGGATTAGTTAATCGTCCTGTAACTGTTGTTTGATATATGTCATTAATACTTAAAATTAAGACAGTACCACTATTGTTATATGCTCCAGGAGCCCCTGCAAAAGTCAATCCAAATTTTTCAATGCCAGTTGAAAAAGGATAATCATCATAAACTACGGTTGTTCCTAATTTATTACTATTTCCAGCTGTATTTGGCATTGTGTAAAATGCTACTTCTTCCAATACTGATTTTTTATTTTTATAAACGACCACTGCGCCTGAACTATTAGAAGTGTCATTAAATAGAGGAGCCCCAACTGCTAAAATATCACTTCCATTTCTTGAACTAATGCTATATCCATAACCCTGTGGGGAATTGGAATGTTTTCCAATAAAAATATTATTTTTATAATTTGAAGATTTTTTATATACTGCCCAACCTTTATTACTAGTATCATTGCCTGAATCAACCCATACATAGGAACCAGTTTTGTAAGTATGCAATATTTCATCAGATGGTATGGAATCAAAATCTAAAAATCTTAATGACTCAAATGTAAACAAAAATCCTGGTAATGTTAAAGATTCCATATTTGTAAACATTGTAGAATTAAGTATTTCAAATTGAGTTAAAGATATTATTGAGTCTACAAGATAAACTCCATTTAATGAATTAGAAACACCAGAAATAGATACAATTTTCCCAATTTCTAATTTATGTGGGGTTAATGTAGTGATAGTTATTCGGTCATAAGATGTATCTGATACTGCATCAACAATTTGAGTCAACAACCTATATTCTAAAACATCCCAGCTTCCATCAGGTTTAAATCCTAACCAAATAGTATTTCCTTCTAATAAATTATTAGAATTAGCAATATCTAACAAACTATCTTGATTATATGCAGTAGCGTCAACATCATCAATTCGAACATACCCTGCATGTATTAATTTAAACACATTCGTTGAAGTAGTGGTTTTTATTTCAGGTATTTTTCCCGTTGAAGGTATAGTAAATTTTGACGGATCAACATAGTAAATTGATGAATAATTTAAAGTAGCTGGTTGTGGCAAAAACGATATGATCTGCGGATTTTCTGAAAAGGTTCCTTCTATTAACGCAAACTCGAATTCTTGAGATGATGTGAATCCACCGTATTCCCCAACACGTAATGCCCAATTTTCATAAATTTTAATTTCAATATCTGAATTTACTGGATCAGCATTAGACAATTTTGATACAACATTTTTTGTACCTTTTTCTTTAATAAAGCCTTGATAAAACTTATATTGAGATATTGGATTAGGTATTATATTATTAAGATAAGTTCTTGCCCAATAACCAATTAAATTTTGAGCAGATTTTTCTTGACCAATATCAAAATTATCAATATCTAAACTATAAAAATCTTTGAATTGATTAATTTTATAATCAAAATTTGGTAACAATTTGGAAATTGGTTTTTTTCCAAGTTTTTTCCATTTGTTAAAATCAAAAGTCGCTGATTTACTGACATTTCTGATGGCACTATAATAAAAATTATTATATCGTACAACCGTACTGGCTAGATAGTTTGTATTTGGGACCCAGTCAACTACATTAACAATATCATAGACAAATCCTGGAGCAGAAAAGTTCCCGTTCCAATCAGAAGTTCGAAACCCAACTAATTTAACACGATTTTGACGCTGACTGGTTTTAGGATTATAAACCACATCTCCAAAAATTGTTTTGTTATTAAAAACTATGCCTTGTTCTTTCTGTACAGCATTTAATCGTAAAAAATATATTCCATCTTCAGTATTAATCGCTTTAACAGTAAAGACACCATCCAACCGTGTGATAAATAGATTGGATTTTTCAAAGGGAGTGCCATCTGATTTGATAACACTATACTCGTAAAATTTATTAAAAATATTATCAACTACTAATTTGTCAAAACTATATGTAATTTGATCTGCAAAAGGACTTAACGATAATACGCTATCATTAATCCAATTTTGTGTACTCCAATATAAAAATTCTTTTGCACTTAAATTCCAATCAACCGTTTCCATTAAATCAGAATTAAATTGATTAAACACAAATCCCTGATCAGATAACCATTTGCCATATCCTACAATTAAATCATACAAATCTTGAATATTTGTAAATGTATGTCCATATGGAATTTTTAGAGGTGTTGATTCAAAATTATTTGCCAATTGAACTGTGGCGCCGCCAATAACTGGCAATGAAGGTAATTTTGAAAATAGAGATTTATCAAAAACTAATCCTGATTGATGAGAAACTAGTGTTTGATAATAAGCTCCTCCATTTTGAACTATTTGATCTTTTTGGTAAAAATTTCCAGTTGGAGCAGACTGTGCGGTAGTTAAATTTAAATTTCCAACTGCACCTGTTAGTCCCGACTCCCAATTAACAAACTCTTTATTGATGCCGCCTACAGTAATTGAAGGAGTTGACGAGTTTCTGATTGGCAAATAATATGTGAAATAAGGATTTTCTCTATCATATCCCCTAACAACAAAATTATTATCAACCCTTTGTATAATTATACCCGAAATACCTATACTCATAATCGGGTTGCTAGTCTTAAGTATTAAATTATAATCAGCATCAGGTAATAATGCCCCAGGCAAACTAGTAGTTGGCTCATACGCATCAATAAAAATTTGTATAGTATCTTTGTTTATAAAACCAGCAACAGGATAAAATAAATTAAAATTGGCATATGTCAAATCATTTCTAAGTTTTGAAATATAATTTTTGTCAAGTCTTTGACCATTCTCACTTAGATAAACACTATACCCGCTATTTGTAGGTATTTCATTCTCTCCATGAATATATAAATTTTTTAATTTTAAAAATGATTGATCTTTAACAGATACCCATTGTCCAACAATATTTTTTTTAATTTGACAAGGATCATACATTAAAGAAGCATATTTTGCTGGGCGGGTTAGCAACAATAATTTTTGAACTGCAAATGGCCAACTACTACTTCGTCTCCAGGCAGTTTCTGCAGGACCTTGTTCGCCCACTGACCAACTAAAATTTTCCAATGACTCAGCTATGCCAATAGTAATTGGGTCTAATAAATCCCCGATTCCATTAACTGGTAAATTATTTGATAACGAAGGCCTTGCGTAAAACTCATTGATAACAGGACCATTATCAGTGATTGCTACTCGACCGTTTGCAAGATCATTCCACATCAATGTATTGCCAGATGTATAAGGTGCTAGACCGTATTGGGAATCCCACCAATTAGGTTTTTCATGGAAACCTAACATTTCCCAAGGACTGGTACTTGGTTTATCAGTGTCGTAATAATATTTAAATATCGCTCTCCACGATCCTTCAATTGAATTTATTTTTGATTTAAATTTCCAGGTAAATTTATTACTAGCACTATAAGAATTATTTGTGGTATAATCAATACCATAATTAATTGCCCATTTAATAAAATCTTTTTCTAAAATAGAATTGATTTCTTCATAATTATAATCGCTAATTTTTGCAGTATCTCTCCAAACACCAGGATCAACTTCATGAATGTCAAATAATTCTGGTTGATAATCAACTTTTATATTATTATAAACTCGTAGCTCATATTCTAATATAATATCATCTCTATAATCATTAAATGCAACAGTTATACTACCATCATGTCCTTGAATTACGTTTACCGGTGTTGTATAGCTAGTATCTAAATAAATTTTTGGAACAAATTTAGGATATAACCCTAATTTAGTAGGGGTTGGCGGTATATAGTTGCGTTTAGTATCTGGATACAAAACAATTAATACTTCATCACCAATAAATAAATTTTTTAAAATTTCAATATAAGAATCAGTTGATTGTATTTCATAATCAATTCCTAAAACTGATTGACTTCCATTAATATATACTAATAAACTTTTACTTGAGGGTGATGTTATAGAAAAATCTTGTGGTAACGGGTAGGATGTAAATCTAGGATCAGACACTACATACTGAGTTTCAATTTTTTCTGTTCCATAACCTAACATATCTGATAGATAAAAAGAACTTTTTATTGTTTTACCAGCATTAATTTTATTTAAAATTTCATCAAGAGACTTAATAGGATCATTTGGATGTGTCACTAGCGAGGTATTATTAATTAAACTTAGCTTAAAATATTCGTAATCAGCGGAACATTTTGTTATAGCATCAACAATATTGTGTTCAGATTTACCCATAAACATCATGGCAAAACTAATTGGATTTACATTTGAAACTACTTGAATATTATTAGTTTTTTGATTATCCAAATCACCATGAACTAGATTGTCCAGATCTTCATTTAATGGATTATTTGTAACTCCCATTGGCAAATCATAATACCCAGTGCTGGTGTTTAAACCAACTGGGGGATTTATCAAGTTACCCCATACGTTTGCTAATTTTCCATCAATTTTAAAAAAAGTTTGACTAGTTTTAATTTTAGAAACATTTTCGCCAATATCAATCAAATTTATAACTTCATTAGCATAATAATTTTCAAAAAGAATACTTGAATTAACATCATTATTCAAATAATTTAAACGTAACCCCAACACAGGATCTATAGGGTTGTTTTCATTAATACCAAACCCAATAATTTTATTCCCTTTGAAATTATTCAAATAAACATTTTTATTTGAGTAACTAACCCCAGAGCTATCAAATAAATCAATTAACGGTCCCTCGTTAAGTTTAGTGTGCTGTTGAGCGTAATTCCAGTATAAACCGTCAAACCACCAACTTGTTCCGCCATTAACCACTCCCCTTTTAACTAATATTGATGTCCCTTCAGTTAAAGTAGTTTGCGAGTATTCAGACAAAGGAATCAATGCAACAGACGGGTTTGGATTTCCACCTAAATTAACAAGTAAAACAACAAACACCGTGTTTCTGATTAATTCATTTTTATCAGCAGCAAAAATTATGCGATGGCCATATTCTATATTCACTCCATCAATAAGTATGTTGCTTTTAGTTGAGGTAGGTGTTGGTAGTATTAATCCTTCAATTTCATTATAGGCATCTGTTCTTGTAGTATCTATTAAGTCAACATGTTGTATTGCATTAGATCCAAAATTATATAGCTGTATGTCTGCTTTAAATTCAATAATAGGCCTAACAGCTCTATTAGAAATAGGAGTAATGATTTCTTTGCTGTTTAGTAAAGAGCTAGTTTTTATTACATCTAAACTAACCCACCGATTATATCTTGACCAAGGATTCCTATCTTTACTGGCACGATTAATTGTGACATATTCTGGATTTAATGGAAAATTTTCTGAACTATCAAAACCTAAAAAATCATATTTTGTAGAATCATATAACTCGTCATTAGATTGTGCTATTTTTTCAGGGGTGATTAATTCATTCAAAGGCACTAATACTATTGATGTTCCTACACCTTCAACAAAAAACTCTTTATATTGATATTCATAAGCAACATTTAATCCAGTAAAAGTCACTAACATACCATTTAACAACTGAACCGAGTTGCCGTGCACCATAACTGTGGTAGTTGTATTGCCTACAATAAATTTAGCAACATCCAAATCATCTTCATCAATATCTATTATAAAAGGACCTGAAGGAAGCCAAAAATAATTTTGATAATTGTTAAACTTATCTAAATCAATTGGAGGATCATAAGGATACATTTCACTCCTAAATAATCTATCAAAGTTATTGTTATAGCCTCCTTTGATTCCTATTTCATTAGAAAGATCTTTTAAAGTAATAATAGACTGTATTGAATCTTGTATATTATTGATTACTAAAGCAGGATCTAATTGATATAATTGCCTTGAAATTTCTGGCTCAACAACATACGAATCAGACGAGCTATAATTAGGCGTGGCTGTTGACCCCACAAAAGCATTCAATCTTTCTATTTTAGCAGGTTGTATTAATTGATCAATGGTACTAGATAAAAATTTAGAATTTTTATCAGTTTGAAAATATGTTGGCAGTAAATTAACTGATTTAAATGTTGACGTTGTCATTATTATGTTCCAAATTGTAACTTTGATGGTGTCACAGCTGAAATAATTTCAATATTATCTGAAGTAGCTCCACTGATAAAAATTTCGTTTGTCTGACATTTAATTTCGTATAAATTTCCAAAATTTGAGGATACTGGAACTAATACTAAGTTGGTAACATCCGGCGACATTAAATTCATCACATAAGTAGATAGTTCACTAAAGTAGAATGTTTGCCCAAAATCCCAATTTTCTAAAGCAAAAAATTGATTAATTGCTTCTAATATTTTAGATTTAATAGAGTTGTCACTCATTATACTGGTACTATTTTTAACTGCTTTAAATGTTGCTTGTAATTTTGATTCTGCATAATTTCCAAAAAGAATTTTATAAGAAGCAGGTTGGAATACTATTTGATCACTGATTGATTTAACCAACTCCAAACTTGCACTATAGTTATTTTCCAAAGATTGAGTAGTTGGGGGTATTGGTTTTGCTCCAACTCCTGTTAAAATCCAATTTCTAAATTGATTATTGTAACTAGATGTTAACATATAGATGTCAATTATATTACTTTTAGCAGGGTCAACTCTTGCATTTTCAGAAGGATTATGTTCATAATGAAATTTTATTCCACGTCTACCTGTATAACTTATACCATTAATTAATGCAGTATTAGTTGGAAGTCCTACAATATTAGAAAAAGAATCCGGATTAATTGTGACTGTGTTTAATTGCCCAGGTGAAATACCGTTATAAAGTCCAAGAAAAATTATTGACGGATCTATGTATCCATCCTCTTCAATTTTTGAACCAGTTATTTGCCAAATATAATCAATACCTAACGGTTTTAAGGAATTGGCTTTTGGATTAATTGATAAAATTGTAATTTTATCTTTTACTACCGTGTTGTTAGTATAATCATAATTTATATTAGAATTATCAACATAGAAGCCAGTTTGATTTTCACTTTTAAAAATATACTGTACTAATTTAGTAGTGATTTTATATGTTTTTGGAGCAATTAAATCAAATAATATTAACCAACTTGAATCCCTATTAGAGAAAGTATTATCGCCTTCATTAATAAACATATTATCTAATCCACTTTCAGATAAATCGTTGGTTTTATTTAAATTCCCATTAAAAATTATTTGCCAAGTTCGATAAACGGTATCAAATCTTAAACCAAAATTTTGATAACTCAAACATAAATTAACTATATTGAATTGAAAATCTTGATCTAAAGAATTAACAAAAGGAGGAACTACTTCAACAACAATACATCCGTTAGGAATTATATTACTTAATATTACGGGGCCAGTGCCATCATCTAATGCACCAACTCCATTATTATCACCCGTACCAATTACCTGCTGAACATTAGTCCAAAAATAATTGGATGTATCAAATCCTTCTGTTATTGTAAAAGTACCATCTGGTAAAAAATATTGAGTTCTTCCAAGATTATCATTTGGTGCTTGAAATTTAATCATAGATCCTGCTGATACATAATATAATGGATTGTCAAACCCTGCAGGACTTTGATGAGTGGACAACGGTCTCAAAAAATAGTTATTTGTTTCATTGTTATAAATTGGTCCTCTAAAATATCCTCGACTTTGCCCGGTAACCGTGTTTACTGATACCCAAGTAATTTGCTTAGTATCATCTACATTGATTGGTGCAACCTTTCTATAAACATCTAAATAAAAAGACATTAATTCTGATTTAGTCAATATAGGTATTAAATAATTTTTTATTGAAGTCCACAAATCATTTTGATCATAAAAACTAAATTTTAAATCTTCACTGGTAACATTTTTTGCAATTATACCATCGTCACAAAAAATATTTATTTTACTATACTTTCCGCTAACATCACTTAGCTCAAAATATTTACTAATCCCACTACTTACTCTATTAACACTTTTAATTTTTAAAATATCAGTAGTGTATGTTAAGGGTACTATATTATAATCTTCAGCAGTTATCATTCTATTCTGAGTGTAGAATGATTGAGGTGCATTCCTACGAATTGTGTCATTGGTTTCTGTAGATAAACTATTATTCACAGTATATTCTAAATTTAAAATAACCGATAATGTTTGATTGACTCCAGATTTATCTACATAAGGTATGGTCACAGTAATCCCAGACATTTGATCTGGACTTATACTATAAGAAGCTCCATTACTTTGACGATAAAAAATTTGAAAATTTCCTGTGGGTAGATTACCAAATACACCATCTGAGAAATTTAAATCAATTTGATCTTTATCGCGAGTAGTAACACTATATATGTTTTTAAAAGATTTTTCTAAACTGTTGTAGATAATATTATTACCATTTGTAGACTGAACTTGGTTCCATAATGATGAATACCCGCCGTTCATGTCCAATTGCCATAACCACACATCAGTATTATTGATATTTTCAACATTAATTCCTATGATTTCATTTGGCACAGGGTTGGTTACATTGAAATTACTAAAACCCAGCGTACCTTGTTTAAAAAATGCAAAAAATCCAGTACCTGCACTACCAGACCCTTGATTATCATTTTGATATATGATTTTAAAAGAATTTCCTGGGGTAGGAGTATCTTCATAAACAAAGTTCTTACCTGAAAATGTAGCAGGCACTATTTCAAAATTCATAGCTGAACCGTTAATATTCTGACCAAATGAATATACTGGAACATCCGTGTTAGAACTGTTAATGATATATTGATCAGTTTGTACCCCAACAATGATACCACTATCGTTTGGCTTTCCAAATACTGTTTCTCCTGGCATTGCTCCGTTTAATATACTTAAAAATTGTGCATACCAATTGGCATTTGTAGGATCATTCCAAACAATAGTACTACCAGATAAATTATTGCCAGCTTGATCAAAAATATTTTCAGTAGTAGATAACGCTGATATTTTTAAAAGTCCGCTAGCAGGTGTATTACGTTTTGGCACATAGCTAACTAGTTGTGCCAATCTTAAAATACTATCCCTACGTTGAGCAGTTTCTAGAAAGTTTTCTCTGGCATTCAAATCAACCCTAAAACTAAGATTTTGTCCTAGATATGCAATCAGCTCAACTAATGCAATGTATTCGCTACTTTCAATAAAATCATTGAAATCTTCTGGATAATTTTCTTGAAGGTAGGAAATTAAAATCCTGCGAAGAGTATCAAAGTCGTAACTTTGAAATTCCGCATTTTGATATGATTGGTATATTTTTTTCCAATCTTCAGTTACCAGTAGTTTTGAGTTAGTAGAAGGTATAGACATGATTTTTCATTATATACCTTATTTATAGCGGCAGTAAAGTGGGTATATTATTGTATATTCAACCCAGTTTCTTGATTAAAAGATAACTTTAAAAATGTAGTTTGATTAGTTCCAACTAGTTGTAATGATATCTCTACCAAATAACCTCCCTCAAATTCATTTAAATTTATTTGGGTAGGAACTACCCTAGGGTCACTATTACATATTGAAGTTATATCCTGAGATAACAAATCATAAATTTCATCAGTCATTGGCTCCATTAATACATCCCATATAATTGTACCAAATGTTGGGTTCATCAATCTCTCACCTTTACTGGTTTTAAATTGATTAATCAAATCTTGTCTAATTATGTCTATGTCATATAATTTGTTATTGACATTGGCCACGTCTGTGCTGGAAAAGCCCTTGTAAAATTGACTAGTTTTAGGAGCCTGTTGATAAACTACTGCCGAATTGGTGATTTCTAATGTTTTGTAAGGCATGGTGTTATATTTATCAATCTATTCTACCTGTTCTAATTGGGTTACCCTGGGAATCCTTGACTATTTCGCCACTTCCTGATCTTAAAACATTTTGCTGTGGTGTTAATTGTTCTAAAAAGTATTCATAGAAGCTAGTTTTCTTGGCCAATATATCAGGCGTATTATTCCCCACTGCTTTAAGTGCCGATGAAAAGTACCCATCATCTGCTTGAGAGATTTTGACCCTATCTAACAAGTATATCACGCTGACTTGAGCAGCAAGGATCAGAGTATTCAAAGCATCTGGTTCATCTAACAATGTTGTAGGTTTAGGAACAAATCCGTTGGCATACATAAGTTGACTGTATCTAGCATAATTGCTACGTCCTGTTAATTGAATAAATCCTCTTCCAACATATTTGGCACCATCACCCGGCTGTGTATTACCAAGTCGTTTTCCAATGGGGCTTTGATACCCATATAAAAGTTCTGGTAATGAATTATTTGGGTTCCCAGCATACTGTTGGGCCAAAGTAGGATTATTTTTAAATATTGATGGAAATACTTCAATTAATCTATCTGCTTTATAATTAAAGTTTTCAGTTTCAATCTTCCATAAACTTTCACCACCAGTAATTCCCAACAAACTAGCAACAGCATTAACTTCAATCATACCCAATTGTGATGCCGCTTTCTTAAGAGCTTCTTGTCCTTTAAGGCCGTTCCTTGATTGTTGTGCTGCCTTATTCTTATCGCTATCAGTGACCTCTGGTAAAAAACTACTTGAAGGTGTAGTATTAGCACTTTGGCCAGCAAAAGTTGGAGAAGATCCAGTACCTGCAGTTACATATTTTGGTGTACCACTGAATACTGTTTTAGGACTTCCATTATTTCCTGGTATAGTAGTAGCGATACTTGCATCAGTATTTGCTAAATTAAATTGTTCAGGATTGGCACTTTCGTGCTGTGCCCAAGGTTCGTGACTGGGAATCCTTGACATTATAGATGTAAGATTAGGCGCTGCATAAAAATTATTATCCCATACTCCAGGCGCATTTTGTGGCACAGAGAAAAAATTTAAGGGCGGTGGTGTATCAACTGTAAATGGCACAGCAGTTGATGGACTAGTTGAAGGAACTCCATTCATGTCAATGATATTGGCCGAAATTGTTATAGATTCGCCAGAACTTAATGCCAAATCAGTATTTGATTTTATTGCTACTCGATTTTCAGAAATAATATTTAACTGATCTAGTGAACTAACATTAGCTGTTCCTTTAACTAAGACATTGGTATCACCTGTAACTGCTAGACCAAAATTTTCACCAACCGCAATTTTAGTTTCGGTGTCTGATGTCACACTGACATCTGTAAAAGATCTTATTTTAATTCCGTCGGCTAATAAATTAAAGTTTTTTCCAGAATTAATGTTAACATCTCCTGATCCTGCTGCTATGTTAAATTTTCGGCCAGCCTCTAAATTAAAATCTCGATCAGCTCGTAGATTAAAATCTCCCCGAGTATGTATACTTACTGAATCAGCAGCATAGATATCAACCTTACCCATGCTAGTTAATTCTATCCATGCAGTGCCAGTAGAATTGGCTATATAAATTAAATCAGCTGAATTATGTAACAGTATTTGATGCCCAGTTCTTGTTCTTATTCTAACCAATTCATTTTGACCATTTACATCCCCGTCATCCATTACAAACGTACTACCGCCTAATCTACTCACTGGTGCAATGAAATCTTTCTTTTGTCGACTAATTGGTTTTTTAGGACCAGTAGGATCTAAAGGTCCAGGTGTACTAATTCCAAATACTGCACTTGGAGTTTCTCGTCTAGCACTACTAGATGTTACTCCACGAATTCGATCTAATAAAAGCCCTTGAGTTAATAATCTATCCGCAAATGGATGAATTGGTTTTAGTTTTTTGTCAACATTGGGATTTTTATTTTTTTCAGTTGATTTATTATATTCAGCCACTGGGAGATAAGAGGCTTGTCCATATTTTTTTAACTGTGAAGAAGTTATATATGACTCAGGACTAGCCGCAATACCTGGTATCATATGATTTTGATAAGTGTCCTGCACACATCCTATCCAAAAACATTGATTAGGATCTTTATTAACAAATATAACTAATACTCTACACCCTACATCAGGCGGTACCATCCAAAACCCGTAACTTTTTTGTACATCATTAAAATTTGCTGGATTCGTTCCTTCAAATCTAACAGATGTTGCACCCTGAAAAGGACTAAGGTAATTAGCAATATAAGTTTCATTTGGATTAGTTAACGAATTTGATAATCCATCTACGATTGATACTTCTAATCTACCCATTCTTAATGGGTCTAAATGGTTTACTATTTCTGCAATATACGGTCCAGAACCTTGTGGTTTAGTACGTAATGCTCTTTGATCAAATGGCATGTATAAATCCTAATTACGCGATGTTGTTATTTAACGCATTGATCAGCGGGCTGACTTCATTTTTTGATCGACTGCCGTATTGTGCGATTACCGACTTTGATAAATTCTGATTAACAATACTGTAATTAGCTTCTACAGACAAAGGTTTTTCAGATATACCACTATACAGATCAAACGCAGATTGTATTTTTCCAACTTGAGCCACTGTGTCAATTTGATACGGATTATTAAAGTTTCCAAGTACATTATAATTGCTATTAGCATTATTTTCAATAAATCCAGGAGTTCTAATGCCTACTGATTGTTCTGGTATTGGCGGTAATTTAGATAAGCCATCTTGAGTAAGACTATCGGTTCGAATACCTTGATTGGATGCTGTTTTTATGTTAACGTTTGGCGGTATTACATTATATAATCCATTGAGCGATGACAATGTTTTGGTATCTAATTTCCCTGAAAGATTTCCTAACGACGTTTTTATTCCAAATAATTTAGATGCTCCAAAAAGTCCACTAACTTTATTACCAACATCACCTATCAAATTAGAAACATTTGATGCCGCAGCATTTAGAGAATTACTTCCTAACACATTCTTTAAATTATATTGATTGCCAAGTAAATTACCCGTCAATGCATTAAGCACAAGTCCAGATCCTGGGAAAACAGCATTAAGTGCTAGTGATGAACCTTTCGCTAAAGCTGCCTGGCCCAGTCCCTTAGCCTGTGTAGCAACTAAACCAGAAACTGATGCACGTATACCACTAGCTAATTGATTAGGTCCATTGGGTATTATCCCATAAATTGAGTTAGGTATATTTCCTGCAGGATTAACTGCACCAAAGACTGAATTATTATTACCGCCCAATCCACCAGGATTATTTGAAATTGTTTTATTAAGGATTGATTGTAAATTTAATGAGTTAGATCTAACACCTATGGTCCCATCATTTGTGGTTATTGCATAGGAAGGCGGATTCGGACCTCTACTTGTTTCTATTTGATCTTCAGGATTAGGATAAGCATCAAAAATCAAACTTGGATCATCTGGTTTTTGATCTAACGTTTGTCCAGGAACTCTAAGTATTGATAAATTTTGTTTAAAAATACCATCTTTAAAATGGCTCTTTACTATGGTAATCTGATATAACCCACTTATTGGCAAAGGATTATTATTAAATTTTACAAATCCAGATTCACCTATATCATCTGGATTATTAAATGCTAACGATATCAAAACCATCCCTGCTCTTGCCGCTGCTTCTTGACCATTAGCCAGTTTACCAAACTGACTATTTTTATTTAAACTATTACCTGACCCAGTGGCTGTTAGGTAGTACGGGTCTCCTAATATTGATAACTCTCCCGTTATAAGGCCCACAGAATTTGCAAGTTTCTCATGCATTATTTTTACTGACTGTTGCCACCCCACCCCATCAGGCGCAGTACTGTTAGGCATACCACTAGGATTTTCAGTACTGGCATTGTTTGTAGAATATTGGGCAGCTTTAGACCCAGTATCTTTACCAGAATTTCCAAATCTAGTATTAGTACTATTTCCTGATTTGGCACTATCTGCACTGGGATCTGACTCGCTATTTCCTAAATCTTTAGGAACTTCCTCAAAAAATAAATGGTTTAAATTTATTTTAAAATCAAGTATGTCAACGTTCAATCCTGTGTAAAAATATTTGTAATTTCTCAAAGAAAATTTTTGAATTTTTTTAGCATCAATTGCTTGATTTCCTGCACCCGGGACTGCCATATTGTAAAGAATTTTATAAGGCTCAACTAGGTATGTATATGTATAATATGGTTGATTTGTTTCAGGATTGTCAGGGCCATCTTTGGCCATTAATTTTGGAGTAATTATAAAATAATTCAAAAATCCATTTGAATCTAGCACTGATTTTGGATCACCATTGCTTTGGAATGCTTTTATAACTTTTTTTACATAATTACTATCTCGAATAGTTGAAGAAATTATATCAGTTATTGGAACTCCAGAATCAAACTGTGCCGTATGTTGATACGAAAGTGTACTTTGCGATTCTTTTTTTGTAGTTGATTTAATAGCAGTACCCACTGGTTGATAAGCAGAGTTAGTTTCTCCAATTTTGTTCATAGCAGGATTGCTGTTTGCCGAAGCCAAATCATCCCAAAATGCTTCTGTTGCAATAGAATTGTCTTTTCCTGGTATGATTTCGCCGTTATCGTTATATACTGGAAATAAAATTTCATAACTATCAGACATCGTTTGATTTTTTGATGATGACTTTGCTTCTAATAAGGATTGTTCATTCAAACCTTTTACTATATTAGATAACAGTTGCTTAACTGTATTACCTTCACCAACTATTTTTCTTTTAGTTTTTGACACTGCATTGCCTCGAGCTTTATCGCCCACCGCAACTGCTTCAACTTTATATTTTGTACCTGAATCTGTCACTGATACTTGTATCCCAGTTATTTGGATAAAAAACATTTTGCTAGAGTTAGGCACACTTTCTGGCAATGGCACATCGCTACTATCTGGAATCCCTGCAAAATCTAAAATCAACACATAACTTGCTTTCTGGTAATCTTTATAACCGCTAGCCAAAGAACAAATTTGTAAAGCTTCTATAAATCCGTTAAGGCTATACGGTTCTATTACTTCAAAATTAAATTTTAAAGGTAAGGTAACTGCGCCATCCTTGAAACTAAATGTTGAATCAATACTGACATCATCTATGAATAAATCAAAACTGCCTGGCGTGTCTTTATTAAATGATGAAATGTCATCAAATAATTGTCTGGTATTATTAAGTTGATTTTTGTTAACTAATCTATTGTTTTCAGATAACGATGCATTAATTCTGTCATTTTTATTTTTACCCTTGCTAGTTGCTACAATATATTTAGGATTTTTTAAATCATAAGTTTCTGGCCGGCTGGCCTGATATGCAGATATAGCAGCCAATGTAAAATTATAATTTACTGATCTATAACTATTGAGAATATTAGTGCCTGCTTGTTGCGTAGAATAATAATTTTCAGGCAAATTTGTATCTGATTTTTTAGTTTTACGTTCAATATCTGATGAATTATAATTATTTTCTCCAGATATGCCATCAGAATTTATTACATTACCTAATTCATCATAATTAATTGCCATTTTATAATCCCAATGATGTTTTAATAGTGGTCAATTGTGGTAAAAATATTTGCACCCCTGATT